TTTAATTAAAAATATAAGAAAATTAAATTTAACCGCTACCAACTGATACCACCTTATTTTATAAGGGATTGAACCGCTACTTGTAACTGTTACCAAGTGATACTATAAGAGATACCACTACAAACTACTGTGTATTTTCTAACCACAACAACCTTAACCCTATCACCAATAAATACCTTTACTGTAGGCAGAAAATACACTTCATTCTTCCATACCTGAAAATCTTTCCTATATAGTTTCAAATTCATACTTTTACCTCAAAAATGGAGTCACCCATAACGGATAAAATATCAACCAAGCTACAAATCTTTCTTTTAAACTAACCGCAAGGCTTTCTTTCCCTATTTCCTTACAATCCTTTTTCCAGAGCAAGAAAAAAGGAATAAATAAAATCATTTGAAACAGCAAATACACTATGAACAATATTAACATCTATTTGTACTCCCTTCCAGTTTTCTTATCCTTTAACCGAACACGTTCAGTCAGTTCAAACCCTGCTGAATTTATTATGTATTTCAGGACTTTCACCAAATCATGAACACGCTTTTCCGCTTCTGATTCTTCCCTGATGATATCCTTCATACCTTCATACGCTGTTGGGTCTGCATACCCTTCACTGTTATATTTAACTTTGTTCATTGCCACCTATTCCTTTCTGCTTTTTATACTCCAATTCTCTTTTTTCATAATATCCTTGTTCAATGACTGGTATAGAAATATGCATTCCACACTTTTCATTTAAGAATGTGCATATATGGGTATAACCAAGACCGCCCCTTTCCCGATCTGTAAAAGCAAACTTCACAATGTTTGGTTCAATCTTCTGTAACCTGATAAACCGTTCAGTATCAAAATGCAGACCGAAACCGCACAATTTGCAACCAGTTCTTTGTTCTCCTGAAAATCTATATGTGTCAGTGTCCGGGTTATAGGATAATTCGCCATATGGCGGTGCAATAGGCGGTTTTTCTTCAAAAATGAACCTTAATAGTGTTTGTTCAGTCATTGCCCCAAGTGGTTTTGATTTTGGTCTGTCACCGTCAAACATATTGCATCCTGTCATTCTGTATGCGTTCATTCTGTCCTTTGAATCACAAGCCATTTCCCCAGTTACAGTAAGCATCCCACCCAGTTCTTTATTCATTACTTTGATGGGGTCTTTTTTCAGATATTTGCAGCACTGTTCAGAAAAGTCAACATCAAAATCTATCATTGGTCTATACTGCAAAGGCAAAAACATTTGATGATTTATCCTGTTTGCACTGGTTATCTTTGTAAGATGAAGAATCACTGTATTGTTAAAACCAAGTTCCCGCAATTTTTCCGCTGAATGTAGCATTTGTTCATAATACTTTTGGGTATGTTAATCCCAAACGTTTGAATGTACTTTTACAATCCCTGACCATGCGTGATACTTTCTTACTGACAAAGGGCATCCCAACCAAATCTGTGACCTGAAAATAATTAAGTTCGCTCTGAACCTTGTGAAGTTCTATCTTTACACCATAGGTTTTTTCAATCCAAGTACAATAGTCTTTTACATATCCCGGCATAGAGATAAACTCATTTGATGTGTTTGAGTACATCACATGCAGCGGTGCATTTTTGTATTTTGATATACTCCACATTTCAGCCATAATAAGAAGCAAAACTGCTGAATCTTTTCCACCTGAAAAACTAACTGATAATTTCCCCTCTGTGCGTGATATTGCTTCAACACACTTTGCTTGTGCAACCCCTATCTGCTCTCCATATGAACGCTTCCACATCTTTCTAACATCATTTTCTGAATATATGTATTTACTGCTGTCAATGCTCATATTTTTGTCCCTTCTTCTACTTCATCGAAAATATCAATAATCGGTTCATTCATTGCCATTTCACAATTTGCAACCGCCTGAACATAGTATGAATCTTTTAATTCGATTCCTATTGTTCTTCTATCAAGTCTTAATGCCATATAATTTGATGACGCTATCCCTGCAAACGGGTCAAGAACAATATCACCCGGATTTGTCCATAAGCAGATGCATCTTTTTATAACTTCCAACTGTAGTGGACAGATGTGTCTTTCATCTTCCTCTGCCCTTGCTGATTTTTTCTGTAACGTGTCAGACTGCCTTATGTCCATCCATACTGGGGATGCGTATTTCTGCCACATGTCAACCGGAAATGATTCATTTGTATGTTCAATCGGTTCAGGATTATTTCCCGGCTTTCTCATTGTTACAACATAATCAGGAATACCCTGTCTGCTCATTGCACTGTCTTTCTTAATCTGCTTATGCAATAGTCCAAGCGCTTTTGTTCGTTGCATTTCTGTCACTGGATTCTTCCAAATGCAGACTTCACTATGAAAAATAAATCCTTCTTCTGTAAACAACCTTATCAGTTCGCCTCTAAAATCCTTTAGTCCAATCACACCATCTCTTTGTTTCATCAATGGAATGTTCATGCAGTGAAAACTTAATAATCTTCCCGGCATGGCAATTCTAAATAATTCCTTTACTAAATACCTGAAATGTTCATAAAATTCTTCATCATTTTTACTGTTACCCATATCCCTATCACTGTTTGAATATGTATACAGGGATGAAAAAGGCGGTGAAAAAATAGTGTAATGGATGCTGTTATCAGGGATTCCTTTTAATACTTCACAGGAATCTCCATGATACATAGAATAAAATTCTTCAATTCGCTGGTCTAAGATTTTCATTATAAAATTCCTCCCATCTTGGTAGAATCATTTTTATATTTGCTTCATACGGACTTGTTAACCTGCAAGTCTGCTCTAATTCCTTTTTAGTTATCTCTTTTGTCAGTTCAATCATAGCTTTCTGCATTTTGCGGTTATCCTGTTCCTTACGTTCAATGTTTTCTTTGACACAACCTTCCTTTGCAGAAATGATGATATATACATTGACCTCATGCTTTTGACCAAATCTCCAGCACCGTCTTAGTGCCTGATAATATTGTTCATAGCTGTCTGACAGTCCAACGAATATCATATTATGGCATTGCTGCCAGTTCATACCAAACCCGGCTATTGAAGGTTTTGTTATCAGGCACTTGATTCTATCATCCGAAAAATCAAGCATTGTTTCAGTCTTATATTCTGCCTTATCTGATCCTTTAATTTCCCATGAATCTTCGCATAATTCCCATAATCTGTGACTTTCACTGTTCAGATCACACCACACAAGCCACTGGTCATCATTACTATTCACAAGATCCGCTGCCTTTTGACATCTCAGTTCAAGGCTTTCTTTTCTTGCATTTCTTCTTTGTGTTAAGGTCAAAGGGCCAGCGACTGGTTCATTACCATCTACAACAGCTTGATATATATTCAGCTTTGGAAGATCATAACCGATGACCTCATATCCGAGATTTGCGGGATTATCAATGAACACTGACCATGATGCCATCCACTGCCAGAAAACAGATTCGGCATGCCGTTTTAATCTCCATTTGGAAGTCTGACCTCCGTCATGCACAAAGTACATTGAGAGCATTTCACTCCTTGTCATAATTCCTAAAAATTCAGAATGATTCCCCAGTTCCATAAAATCATTTGGTGCAGGTGTTGCAGTACAAGCTAATTTGTATAGTGTTTTTGAAAAATAATTTATAATTTGGTTTCTGATTTTTCCTGTAAATGATTTCAATATGCTACTTTCATCCAACACCACACCGGCAAAATCACCGCATTGGAATTTATCCAGTTTCTCATAATTTGTGATGTTCAATCCCTCCTGAACATCATCCTGTGTTTCGCAAATGGTAACTTTATATCCAAATTTTTTTCCTTCTTTTTGTGTCTGTGCTGCAACAGATAATGGTGCAAGAATTAAGACTTTCCCACCTGTATGCTCATGAATTTTCTGTGACCATTCGAGCTGCATTAGTGTCTTACCCATACCACAATCCGCAAATATCGCACTTCTTCCTTTCTTCAGGGACCACCTTACAATGTCTTTTTGAAAATCGAACATTGCCGGGTTAAGCTTTGATATGTCAATATCAAATCCACTGCCTTGCAGAATAAAATTCTTATGCTCTATAAAGTCTGCATAATTTATCATGATTTTTCATTTCCTTTCTGTTAAGGAGTCTTAACTTTTATGAAAAAAATTTTCTTTTACAAAGATTTTACAGTTTCGTTTGTTTATTTTGCGCTGAACAACTGTGAATCCCAACCGCTTGTTTATCTGCTTACTGAACACTATATTTGACATAGGATTCATATTATTATCATTACAAAAAATCTGATACCGCTTGAATACATCACTGGTCAACTGGTTTTCAATGCCATCTGCACCAACTTCTGCAATAAATGCCACAATTGGGTTGTTTTCTGTTTCATAGTCATCTAACTGCTGCTGAACCTGTTCAGACTTTGTGAACCCTTGATTTTCAAGAACACGCTTCAGTCCCTGAACACCTAACTGTATCAGGTATTCAATGGATTCTTGCTGAATTAGATCATATTTGATATATGGATTATATTCCGGGTCATCTTTGGTAAATGTGGCATTGAATGGAATAATGACCAACCGCCTGAGTACCGCTCCAGTCTTGTCCTTCATCCGGGGAATGTCATTAGCACTGAATAAAAGTTTAATGGATGGGTTGAACTCAAAAGGATCCTGACCCTTTCTTTCTGCTTTTATTCTGTTACCTGTGACCACTTTCTTGAAGATGCTGACCTGTGAGCCTTGCAGAAAGTCATCACCTATATCATCACCTATGTTTGCCAGTTTGCCAAACATCATTGAGGTGGTGAACCTGTCCCCCAGTTCTTTCAGATCAAGGGCAGAAATATTCTGTTCCCCCAAAATTGCCTTGATACAGTCAAGGAATGTACTTTTTCCGTTTGACTTATCCCCTGTCAGTATAAAAGCCTTCCCCAGTTCGTTCCTCCTGTAAAAGCAATATCCAATACATTCTTCAAGCAATGCCCTGATAACATCATCCCCACAAGATAACTTGTTCAGGGTCTTATCTGCAAGTTCATTGTATGCTGCCGGGTCATAGTTCCATGGGATTTTATTGGTTATAACCATTTCTGAAGAAAAAGGCAGAAGCTCCATTGTGACAATATCCAACACCCCATTTGTAAATGCAATATACCGGGCATCTGCCTGAACTCTTTCTTCACAAATCAATTCCATATATTCAATTACTTCCTTTCTTTGCGTTTTCCGCAAGTTTGGTATATGCTGAATCATTTCAGATTCAATCTGTTTATATCCATTTGAATAAATACCTTCCTGATAGATGTGCAACTGACTATTGATTTTGACAATATGTGCCTGATTCTTCATGAACACTGCAAACTTGTCAAAAAGGAATGTTGACCCCATGAAGAATACTGGTTTCTGAAAGGCTTCATCCCTGAGTATCACTTCCAGTTCTTCATCTGCAAGCGGTTCTTTCAGGACAAACCTATTTAATATCCTGATGCATTCCCGTGTTTCATCCACTGTGAAATCATTGGCTGTCAGGGTCAGTATGTATGTGAAAAGTGCGTCATTCCTGCCATCCCCCGCATCCATGTTCAAGAAGTCAACATTTGCCTTGACCGGGAACATCCACTTGGGAAGCTGCTGATAAACCCCACCCGGTTCAATATCCCATTCACAAAACCTTTCTTCACCATTAAGCTTTATGACCTCATATGAAGTTCGTGAACCGCATTTTATGTCTGCTGTCAGTCCTATTGCGAGCGGTACATGGGTTCTGTTCCTTGCTATTTTTGTGTTCTTAAACAGGAAGTGTCTGCCCCTTGATGTCTGGTACACTTTACAGTCAAGCTGCAAATCTTCCACAATGTTCATCATAATTTCAGACTGTTCAGGATCATCAATGTCAATCAGGATGGTATCATCAGCAAGTACACCCCCAAAACCATCAAGGTCTTTCACTTTCTCATAGGTTTTGAAGTTGTTTTTGCCCTTAAATTTTTCAACCGCTGCCTTGCCTTTGGTTTCAATAAAACCTTTATAAAGCTGCTGCATAATCATCACCTGCCTTGACTGATAAATAAATCATTTTTTCCGGTATCATGTAATACCAAACTGTTTTAATCTTTTATTTGCCAAATCTATATACCACTGCCTGTCAAGGTTTGGCGGTACTTTTACACTTTCCACCGAATCATTAAAAATGAAGCAGTGGTCAGGAGTGTTACCAAATTTTTCAGGCTTTCCACGCTTCCCGCCACTTCTCATGATTCGTCCATCCTGAATGTCATTTGAAGCAAAAACCCGGTATGACTTATATGTGTATTTTACAGTTTGATCATATTCATAATGGGTCTTTTTGATCCTGACCCCTGTGGTGACAGCTCTTGGGGTACAATGTTCATGTTCTACCAGTTTGTAATTGTCCGATAGCTTCACAATCTTTTGAAACTGAATCAGGTCATTACACTGGTTTATGGTCTGTTCAACAGGTATCTTGTGTGCCATGTACTCAACCAATGCCTTGTTCAGGATAGGAAGGTCATTATCAACCGGTGACAGTTCTTTTACATATGCTCCTATGCGTTCAATTCCGCCGTCAAGGTCAACCCACAAATAATTGTTCACATCCTTCTGATAGATTTCTGAAATATTATCAAGTGCCAGTTTAATCTCACATTTGTCCGTGCTACACCGTTCTTCCCACTCAAAACAAATATCATCCAACATTTCAAAGGCTTCATCAGTATCAGGAATCCAGACGATTAAACCGTCAGTGTTGGATTGAACCAACTGGAAGCCCGGTATCACTTCCAAATGCTCAATTAAATCAAGCAACATCAACTGACCGTTGATACACATAATGTTATTGTTCCGTGGGTCATATGCCGGGTTGGTCTTGTCCTTCATGCCGCCTGAAAGAGCGTTCAGCATTTTCTTGTATGGCAACTGTGCCTTTTTCCACTTCTTTGATTCATCCTTTGTCTTTGCGTTCATCTGCTTAAATTTCAACTGTTTCCGGGTCATATATACGTTGGTGTAATTGTCATTCGTTGCTGACCGGGTAACGATACCCCAAGCAATCAGCATTGATGGATAGTAATTATTCACATCAACGTGGTATCCCGCACCATCTTTTTTATCAAAATGTGACGGTTTTTCTGTTGCTCCATGCAGCCCCCCAAAACCGAACGTGTGAGGAATCCCGGCAACAGTAGTTTTTAATTCCTGTTTATAAAAGTAATCATGAAATTCATAACTGCTTGTGTCCGTATCAAAACCTCTTTCACACATTTCATCCAGTGTTCTGTCAACAATGTATTCAAACCAATCCTGAACATATTTGTATTTTTTCAACTGGATGCAAGGCAGGATATAAAAATCAAATTCATCTGAATAGTCACGTCTGCTGCACCCAAGTACCTTCGCCGTGATCCTCGCTTCACTGTCACCTATACAGGACATAGGTAGATCAAATGCTTTTACTATTTCATACATAGCATTGAAGTCGTCTATTTTTTCCAAAAATACCTTGACTGTTTCTTCCACATCATGCCGGCAATAGAAGACCGTCTGTTCAATCTCTTTTTGGGTCAAAGGTCTCTCTATATCAAAAGGAACTTCTGTTTCTTTGATGTTTGAACCAAGAAAGCCTTCCAGTGTTTTCAAACCAACAGGCGGGGTTGGCATGACATCATAATTTATCATTGGTATTTTATTGAATGCTGATGAATACTGCCAACCTTCGCCATTCTGAACAATAATATAGTCATTTATTGGTTTAGGATTCATTCCTAACAGGATACCTTTGAAAATGTACTGATCATAGTGCCTGTTATTAAAACCAACCCAAATATCCTTGCTATTTGCTTCATATAAGGCTTTTAATTCATCAGGATTATCAATAATCACATATTCTTTTCTATGGGTCACATCAATAAAAACTGCCAGCCAGTTATACTTGAAAACCTCAAAGTCATAAAATATCATTATCAATCACCCTTTTCAAAAAAGCGGTTGGGGGGGGATGTTCTAACATCCCCCTACCACCTATAATACTTTAGTTAGTTAAGAGTTTTTAACTTTGCAGGTAAATTTTTTATACCTCATACACATTATCAGCTTCAAAGTGCATAGAGTTGAAATTTTTTGCTTTCCAATCCATTTCAATTTCAATGGTGTCCTTGACTGACTGGAATACATCAAGAATCTGACCGTCAAAATCTTCATAGTTTACGAAATCAACAGGTGCTTCCCCCGGTGCAAGCAGCTTGTTCACCCATGTGATGACTGACTTGATTGCCTGTGCATCAGTCCACTTTGGTGAAGTATTTCCGGAAATGACCCGGTTGAAGAAAAGCAGTCTGCCCTTATAGTCACCTTCCTTGATTTTACACTGGACTGCAAACATCAGCTTGTCACCCGCTTTGGTTTCCTTAATTTCCATCTTGTCAATGCTGACAATATAAGTACCATCTGGCACATCCTCAAATTCAGTATCCTTTGCATTTTGTACATCCTTCTGCAAGGCATTCAAATCAACATTTTGTTCAAACTTACTGTAATCAATAGCCATTTTATTTACTCTTTTAACCTTTCTTTCATAATCATTCTTTTTGCTGGTAGTTTTTTTAACTAATACATCACCGATATGATGATTACGTGCAGCTTCACGCTCATTATGCCATTTGCGTCTACTCATTTCTGAACAATGCATTTTCCATAGCTTTAAATCACGTGAATAATTGTATGTACTATCATAACCTGATCCATATTTATAAGGCATCGGTTTTGGCATATAACTTATTTTTGCATAATCACCAGCCATAATTTTTCACCAGTGATACGATATAAGAAACAAATTCAAACGAATTGTTCATTGTATATACCTACCTTTCTTTGATTTATTGTCTTGTCCTTCTGACCCTTCTGCCGGTAGCACTAACCGGAGGTTCTTCAGGTGGATTCATTTTTCCTTCAAGCTGATCATTAACGGGTTCTGCTACGGTATTCTCTTCCTGTGCAGCAGATTCAGCCTTTGCAGCTCTTTCCTTGCGTGTTCGTCTTGGGGGTGTTTCCAGTTCAGGCTTCGGTACTTTATCGGCAATGGCACACGCTTCATCAAAAGATACTTCTTCCGCACCACCTGTTGCTTCATCTATAGCCTTTCCAACTGCTTCCATATGTTCAGCAATTTTCTGATTATTTTCTGCAACCACTTCATCATGTGTCTTGCTGGACCGGGTTGCCCTTCCTGACCTTGCGGGTGCTTCCTCTGCTTTTGTTGGTTCAGCCGGTTCACCCTGTTCGGTATTTGCGGTGCTTCTACCGCCCCTTGCCCTTCTGCCTTTGCTGTCCGGCTTTTTAAGGTCACTTGCAACCGCTGCATCTGCCTGACCCATTTCAGCATCCGACTTGTATTCACCCACTTCATAGAAATTACGGACTTTATCGGCCACATAATTCAAATCATTGTCAATGGCATATGCCGGGAACATTCCCATAGGTGACTTCACTGTGTCCTTCCCGCTGTTCTGTGTGTAGAAGTAATATTTCCCTTCATTCACACCAGTCCTAAGAACTATTGTGAAAAGTCCTTCAATGGTGATTTTCTCCCGCAACAACTTCCCTATCAGCTTGATTGTAGTAACACCGTTTTCAAGGGTTTCTGTGTGGGTCATATAAGCCACAACGACATCTTCCGGGAGTTCCTTGCATACTTCGATTATCTCAAAGTAATTTGCACCAAAGTCATTCCATTTGTCCCATCCGTTTTCCTTGATTCTGTTCATGTAAGGAACAGAAAGGATATACTGGAAGTCATCCACCACAAGCAGCTTCTTCCCGACTGCTGCCTGTTCCTTCATAAACTTGGTAATTTTGCGAGATTCTGTAACGCTGTTAAGCATTTCATACTTGCCCTTAAAGGGTAACGGTTTTCCCACCGGGTTCACAACTGCTGTTGTTGCCGGGTCACAATTCCGCATACTGGTACTTTTTCCAGTCCCGGATTCACCCATAATTAAGACCATCTGTGCCATAGATTTTATACCTCACTTTCTTTTATAGCATTCATTTCATTGATACTTATACCAACGATTCCAGCAGATTCACCGCTATCTGTAGCCTTAAAATGTGCCTTTTCATGCGACGGGAACATGAATTCAAACATGATGTAATTTGCCGCATCACACAAATATTCCGTATTTCCTGTTTCCATATACTTATCCACACATTTTCTCATACTACCCAATGCATCAACATAATGCCGCCCAAAATTAATTGAAGCAGATCCATACTTATAACAACTTGTTTCAACCCTGTTTTTTCGTAACTGGTCAAACTTATCACTATATTCTTTAGAAATATCCATACCTATACCTCCGTCATCACATCGTCAAATACAATTGGTATTTGGTGCTGAAAATCTGTCAAAATGGGTATTGCTACTTCTCGCATCTGAGGGTGTGCTGCGATAGATGTACGCAACTTGAAAAAATGTCTCCATTCCCTCAAATTCATAGTGACTATAATTTCTGTTTTCAAACTGTTAGGGAGAACACTTCTGGCTTCCTGCGGTTTACACCCAATGTTCAGCAGTCTGAAATATGCATTTTCTGCTTCCACCATAGCCTTTTCCCATTCACTCATTGCTGTGGGATTATCCATCCAAAAGTAAGGACGAATAAAAGTCAATTCATTTCCGAACCTGTCTTCGGAATAATTGCAATAACGTGTGCTTTCCTGACTATAGGATGCAATCCTATGACGGACAATTTCATGTGATACCCCACGGTCACAGACAATCCTGACAGACACCTTTTCATGTTCCAGCACAGATTCATGTGAATTTTCCAGAATCTTTTGAATGAACAACATTGTAGAACCGTCTGTGATTTTATCCTCGCTTTTATAGCACACTCTTCCGCACAGTTCGATCATGTGTAAAATGTCATGACCATTCCGATTGTCCAAAATTTCATGATACGGTGATATTGCCCTCATACTTTTAATCCTCACCTTCCCCGGTGTCACCTTCCAACACCCGGCTTGACCACATATCTGCCCAGTGCAGCAGCATATACAGCTTTGTTTCATGACCCTTGACCCCATAGTTTGCAGTTTCATACAGACCGTCATGATACCTGATGGCAAATTCTTCTTCTTCGGTCAGGTCAATAAAAAGGGTTGCCAGTTTGATTGACCGGGTTGCATGGTCAATGGGTAAAAGTTCCGGGTTACGCTTATAAGGCTTCGCTTCTGACTGTTTTCCTGACTTCAAGATGTTTTCAACATACATCTTCTTGCCATAGTCCCCGCACTTGCCAAGATCATGAAGCAATGCAGCAATAACAACACTGTCCTGAATCTTGTTGTATTCTGCGCCACCAAACAGTGCAACACCCATCTTTTCCATAGTGGTCATGACATTGACCGAATGCTGTGCAAGTCCCCCTTCTGCATTGGAATGATTGCCACCTGATGCAGGTGCTGTGAAAAATCCGGCATCATCCATGTATGTAACCAAATCTTCAACACCTTCCCTTTTTGTCTTGGTCAATGCATCTATGATGATCTTCTTGAAATCTACTTCCGGGGTATCCTGTATCTTTGCTGTTGCCTGTTCCTGTACCTGTTCAGCATCCTGAACCTCTGATTTTTTTCTTGCTGTCATATTCTTTCTCCTTTACTTTTAATTTTTTTATGTGATCCCATTCTGTCAGGAATGGATAAACACCATATAAGTTAACTGGTAATTCACCCAGTTCTAAGTGTTTAATGAACTTTTTAAAGTCATCAAAATCTTTTGGATATAACAGGATTCCAATACCGCCTGCCTTTTCGATTTCCCGCAACTGATAAAGCTGCAAGTCCGATGGTTTACCTCTTGGTGCTTTTAGTTCAATTCCAATAAACCAACCACTGAAACACACCAATAGGTCAGGAACACCGCTTTTTGTATAAGCTGCACCGCCCCAGTATTTCAAAACCCATGCACCCCTGTCCTTCAGGAAGGTCTTGACCCTGTTTTCAAAGTTTTTTTCTTCTGCCACTATTATCACCTTCTTTCCACATTGCAGTTTAGCTACGCAATCCATGCTTCCGGAGGGAGTGCATCCGTGTACCTTTTCCACTCTGTGGACTCTTTGCTGTATTCTTTTCTTGTCCATTCATCAGTAGAAACCGCCTTATACAGCCGCTCAATTTCCTTTACGGCCTGCAGATATCCTGTGTTCCAAGCATGTTGAATATTTTCAGACTGCGTGACCCATTCGAGCTGTGATGCTCTGCAATCATGCTTTCTGCCCCGCTTGTGGTTCACTATGCTATTTGTATCAGGGTCAGGATTTGGCACATGAGCCACCGCAACCAAGATGTGAAGTCTGCAATTTTCATTATTAAGTTTTACCCTTAAATAACCATTTCCGTCATCATACGGTGTCAGCATCTTCCCGGTTTTTATGTTCCTGACCTGTCCCATTGTACTGACTTCATAGTTTGGATGACTTTCAATTACCTTCCACTTCCTACCCATTCAATCACCTTCCAACTGTTTCTGAAATTTGTGCTGCCAGTTCAACACCGTTTCAGTATAGTCAGTGGAAAATATGCCATGTTTCCACAAACAGGAAGCACTTTCTTCACCCATGTTATAAGCCATAAGAACAAGTTCAGTATCCTGATATCTTTCAAACAATTTTCTAAGTATGTAGCATCCCGCCCTTATGTTTTGGTATGGATCAAGGTAATCTGTTACACCAATAGTTTCTGTCAGCCATTCATGGTTCATTTTATTTATCTGCATCAGTCCATAATCATTTGTTACACTGACCACACTTGCATCAAATTCTGATTCTGTCTGTATCACTGCCATGACAAGGCAGAAGTCTATGTTGTACCCGCTGCATAAGTAGAACAAGAATTCCTGCTCTTCATATGGCATATCACATTGCAGCGGTACAAAATCCAAATTACCTGCACTCCAATCAAGTGATATTTCCTGTGTAAAAATTCGGTCATCATATGCCCCATATACAAAGGTTTTATCCTCTGTCTGTATATTTGTCTGTCTTTCGTCCTGACTGTCCTGTTTTGCGGTTATATGAGCTTTAAAAGCATATCCTGATACACCGCCTATCAGCAGAAAGACAACCGCAACCCCAAAACATAACAGGATGACCCTTTTTGCAATATCTGCCCTTTTAATGTTCTTTGAATAATTCATCTGTTAAATCCTTTCCAATCTTCAATGATTCAAGGTTTCTTTCTTCAATACTGCCCCTCACCAGTAAGTAATAGTAGAAACAGATCTTGTCCTGACCTATACGGTGAACCCGCTTTTTTGACTGTTCCCAAAGGTCACATGAGCCTTTTCCAAGAGGCAATGTGAAATATACAACCTTGTTTGCCTTTTGATAGTTCCCACCCATTGCACCCGCCTGATATTGTATGAAGGTGACTGAGTTGCTGTAATTCTCATAATTCAATAGCTGTTTCTGCTTACCATTCACTATTGACTGCGGTTTTCCCAGTTCATCCGCTATCTTCACCATAGCAAAATATTCAGCGGTAAAGTTATAGAACACAATCAGCCTATCTTCTGTGGATTGTAATAAGTCCCTGAATGCCTCTAACTTTTCACTGTGATATTGACCACATAGCTGCCTTGCATATAGGATCTTGGTCAGGCTGTTATCACCAACCAATTCTGTCCCATCCGGCATCAGCAGATAGCTGTGTTTCATGAACCGCTTATATTCCTTTGTCTGCCGCAAATAAACTTTCTGTTCAATTTGTTCAGGCAAATTCATAACTTCACTTGTTTTCATGAAAATAGCACCGTGTTCAGCAAGCTTTTTTTTCAGGTGTTCAACATGCTTGTAACCAACAATTACTTCATGCTTGAAATCACCTTCTTCAACCCACTGTGTATCAACATAGGACTTCCAAAATGTTTTTTTGGATATGTCCCACCCAAGCAGCCTAAGTTGTGACCACAGCCTTTCATACTTCCCGGCTGTTGGTGTTCCAGACAGCAACACCACACTTTCAGGTTTCATTTTCAAGATAAATTTTGACCGTTTGGCATTTTCATTTGATATCAGGCTTGATTCATCCAATAACAGGGTGAAATTTTGCAGTTTTAGCAGCCAGTCCCGCCTGAATGCAGTTTCATAATTTACCACACCAATCAAGTCAGGGGAATGATACATGTGCATGTTTGCCAGTTCATTCCTGAAGGTGACAGCTTCACTTTTTTTGGTCAAATTCAAAACATGGTAGTCAGAATAATATCCTTTGAAGTGCTCAACCCAGTCATCTATTTTGGATTTTTGGCAGATAACAAGGTTTACTGCATTGTTCAACCGCCACATTTTTTCTGCTCCAACAAAGGTCTTGCCAAGTCCCATATCAAGGTAATATGCGCACTTGTTGAATGATTCCGTCAAATCCAATGCCTGATTCTGATGGGGCATGAATACAGGTTCATTCATCTACCCTGATACCAGTACACTGTTCAAATATTTCAGGGTCAAAATTCGGTAATGCCTTAATGATGTCCTTCTGTTGATCTGTCAAGCTGCCCCACCATAATTGACCACATTCGGATTCATCCAGTACCTTCAAATAACCGCCTGTTGTTTCGTGTGTTGGATGCTCTGCCTTTTCTTCATCCGTCATATCCTCTGAATATATCCATTCAACAACATTCTTTGGTATCTGATTCAGAAGATACCGGGCATCACTGTTCAACCAATCCCTGTATGACCAATCAGAAGGTTTATTGAACATACTGATTTTAGGTTCTTCTGTCATGAAACAACCAGTGTTAAAAGATGACTTGTTCCAGTCCCCAGTGTTGCGGTTCCCGGTGTTCCAGTTCCCGGTGTTCCAGTTCCCGGTGTTCCAGTTCCCGGTGTTGCAGTTCCCGGTGTTGCAGAGTCCAGTGCAATCTTTTCCTGTATTCACGATACGCAAGACTTCATCCCAAGGGATCTCCCGCACAATCTGAATCTTATTAGTACAAGACTTTTTGCCGTCAGAATCCACTTCACCAAGTGCAATAACTTCTGCAACCTTGTTTTTAGGATTGAAACTGTAATATTCAAAACAATCAGATGCTTTTTCACAAAAGTGAAAACCTCTGTCACATACCTTTGGTATAACATCTTCTTCAAACGTGCCGGGGCATGTGTACTGAAAATCTATGCAAGTCCAATCAGGGTTGAACACTTTATAACCTTTAACTTCTCCCATTCCTTTAATCCTCACTTTCCAAATAGGCAATCACTACACCACTATTTCCGAAGGAATTTCAATACACTCCTTCTGTGCAAATGCAGTTGCATTAATGAAATATGTCCATGTTTCTTTTCCAGTATCAGGATTTACGCCTGTACAGATTGCATAACCCCATTCAAATCTTCCCTGCTGTAAGCCTTTTCTTAAATTCCCCTTATCCATCCGCATCAGCTTGGCTGCATCTTCCGGTCTTAAACGTGGAATTACACCACATTTTTTCAGCATCTTCAGCAAAGGTTCTTCCTGTTCAAAGTAGTCAGGGGCAAGCCCGAGTGATACTGCAATATTGCGCTGAACTTCCGCCGATGGTATCTGCTTGCCGGAAAGATACTGGCTGATTGACCCTTTGCTTTTACCGGTCATCCCAACCACCTGTACCTGATTAATTCCCAACTGCTGCATTGCCTTTTTTAACTTTTCACTGAAGTTCATTTTTCCATCATCCTTTCTTTTATTCATCAGGGAATGCATTGTTATTGTACTGTTTCCTGATTCTGATTTTCACAACACCGGATCCTAACTGTTCATAGCTAATTTCCTTAAATTGCTGACCCTTCTGCTTCAAACCTTCAATATATGCCATGTATTCCAGTTTTCCGTCAAACTCAAGAATCTGTTCAATCCATGCTGCAATGATTTTCTTCAATTGATTCACCGCCTTTCTTACGTTATTCACTTTCTTCCAATACCTGATTTAATAACTGTGCCGCTTTTTCAGCTTTCTGCTTAATTACTGACATATCCCACAAATGGCATATCTCTTCTACCAGTGCACATGCATCAAATACTTTTGATTCATCCATTTTCACATCATTCACTATCTATGAATTCTCCTTACACGTCTTGAATTGTCAAAATACCCGATTGGCAGATTTAAAGCCTGACACAGCCTTATTCTGTATAACCCACTGGGCCTTGTTCCCCTCGTCCATTTACCGACAAGCCCGCTAGAACAATGAATCTTCTCTTCCAGTCAGCCATATGGTATTTTATTTTCTATCAGATAGTTACTAAACTGGTCATGGTTAAAGGGCGTGCTGTAGCCCGCATTTCCTGTCACTGCAACATGTGAAACAGTATTTTCTGCAACAGGGACATCAATCACTGCATCTTCCGTCTGAACTGTGACTGTTGGCAGTTTATCAATATCCGGCACTACATGTCTCAGACAGTTAATGACAAACCGCTGGCTGTCCGGAACCAATGCCATGATGCGGGCAGCTTCAAGATAAATTCCCGGCTGTATGGCAGGCATCTGTATATCCTGCGTGTTCTGTTCCTTTACGGTCTTGTCTTCCACCCTGAAATAAGAATCAACCAGCTCACGTTGTACTTTCCATGCAAGATCATCAGTGAAGGACTTCACTTGTCACCCAGTGCTTGAACTTCTTGGCAGACGGCAGCTTACTGCCAAAGATGAGAGCGTATAACCCTGATTCGTTAATTATAGGGGTATTCTGCATTCTGCCGATGGAGTCCTGAATTGGGATTTCATCTCTGTCCTCAATATCAACATGGTCAGCTATCGCTTTTACTGGACGCTCATACCCTAATGCTGCCGCTACATACTTACCTACGAACCACGGCTCCCCGTCAATGGTCACTGTCCTAACCTGTCCAAATTCTTCATTGTTAAAAATCTGTAATTCATTCATCCTTTTTCTCTCCTTTCTTTCTCTGCTTGTTCTGCTCTTCCATTGTTTCAGCAATTCCATATAATCTGCCTTTTTGAAACTCTGACATTTTGGGAACTGCATCTAAAATGGTTTCAAGCGCTTTCTTTTCCTTTTCCGACATACCTTCACTTCCTTTCTGCTTTGTGCTATAATCTCTCCATAATGGAGGTGGTAACCGTGAGCTTAACAAAATCTGAACACGATATTTTGTACGATTGGATTACTGTCAACCTGATACCAATCAAATCTTTCAATGATATAAAGACTTCCTATGGTCTTAAACATATCTTTGAAGGTGTCGTGTTTCACGACACCCTTACAATGTCTTGAAATTGCATCGTGCGAATTACTGTGTGTTATCAACCGGTAGAGGTTCGGCTCATTGATGAATTTTGCCTGCTGGATACCTCCATTTGTAGGGAGGGAACGAATCGTTACCCCCTCTTCTTTGCAATGGTCACTGATTGCTTTCTTTGGATTTGTATAATCTAAAGCAGTGGCCACATCCCTACCGCAAAACCAAATCTGACCGTTTTCCTCTATCGCTTTTCTTCTTCCAAGCAGTTCCAGCAAATAATTCATTTTCTATCACCCCCCGTTTTCTATCAATATTTCGATACACGCTTTGTAGCGGATTCACGATATTACCGCTTGCAGTTTCCGCACTGCTGTGTGACAGATTCAATTGTCAAGGTGCGTGACCTGTCATCATCAGATAGTAGGTGGTCAGCCCTACCATGACACCCTTGCGGGTGTTTCGACTTACTCTTTGATTTCTTTTGTAGGAATTTTTCCATTTTCATCATGTACTGGTCCACTCCCAGTCCATCTGTACTGTCCTTCATAATCAAAAAGGAAATTACACTTATTAGTTGCTTCATCCACATTTTCAGCCCACACTTCCAAAGATATTTTTGCATTTGTCTTTGTATGGATCATGCTTACTCTGTAAAGATTTAAATTCTTCATATTTTCCTCACTTTCTCCCGCTGATTGACCCGCCGGGTGGGTAGCACGGTTATTCTGCCGTCCGTTCCTTAATATGCAAAATGTAAGGGTTCTGCATTTACTACACTTAGTTTTCCAGCCCTATAAGGTTCGTAAGAACTTTGCTCTTGAAACTTCCTTCCCTCTTTTAAAGCTTCTGCCTCTGTCTTATACACATATCCGCTCTTCATTTTTTGATGGGCTTTGTTTCCGTAAATGAGCAGCCACTCAAATCCTTTTTTGCTGCTTCCGACGCATCCCCATCCATAAGAATTTCTACTTTCCATATCCTACGCTCCTTTTATTACCATTTCAGTCTGCGATTTTGTTTGCTATTTCACTGACGATTATATGCCATGTTTTTAGCAATGTCAAGTACTTTTTGCTAATTCTATGACCTTTTGCTAAATCTATGACTTTTTGTATTGACGTTAAGGGGTTTTAACTGTATAATTAGTAACAGGAAAAGAGGTGATTACATAATGAAAGACCGAATCAAGAAAATCAGAAAAGAACTTGATCTGACCCAACAAAAATTTGCAGAAAAGATAGGAGTGCAGAGAAACACCGTTGCTATGTATGAAATGGGTAAAACTACACCAAGTGAAGCAATCATACTTTCTATCTGCCGGGAGTTTAATGTAAATGAGCATTGGCTACGTGACGGAACCGGGGACATATTCATCAAACAGACAAGAAATGAACAGATGGCACGGCTGACAAAACAGTTATTAAATGAAGAAGAAGATTCTTTTAAGAATAGGTTGATTTCAGTCTTGGCAAGTTTGACAGAAGAGCAATGGATCATGTTGGCAGATATTGCTGAAAAATTAAGCAAAGAAAATGGCTGACCCTAATTGTCAGCCAAAAATGTCTTAATAAGCTGATAAAGATATTTGAGATACCTCTCGTTCCCCAGTTTATCAAGCATTTCAACTATAAGTTTTTTATAGTCCATGTGTTCCATCTCCCTTGTAAAACGCACGTTCTAAAGTAGCGATACAAGAATTATATCAAACATATGTTCTGCTGTCAATGTCATAAAAGAAGGTGAACAATGGAAATATTTCAAAAACGTTTCTTACAGGCAAAAGAACAAAGCGGGTTGCGGTGGATTGACATTGCAAACCGTTCAGGACTTGACAAGGCAAGCATCAGCCAATATAAAAACGGTGTCCACGTACCTGAACCTGATGCGCTTTACCGCTTAGCGGTTGCTCTGAATGTCAGCATGGAATGGCTGACTGGTGCGGATACTTCTTCAGTATCAGTTGATGATTCTGAACTTCTTAACCGCTACCACCAGCTCAATGATCTTGGAAAGGCTGAATTTATGCGGCTTCTTGATGGTTTATTGTCAGATGAAAAATACAAAAGGTAGCGGGTAGCGGTTATTTCTCTTACTCTTATATATTATATTTTTTTATTATTTATTTTTTTTTAATATAAAAATAATTTAATTAAAAATATAAGAAAATTAAATTTAACCGCTACCAACTGATACCACCTTATTTTATAAGGGATTGAACCGCTACTTGTAACTGTTAC